GTATATTAATGTGGCTATATAATAGGTAATCGAATAATTATTTGGTATTGTTGCTCGATTTACTACGTACTTGTGCTTTTTTCACTTCTATTTCCTTTTCTTTAAGCTTCATCTCTTTGTCGTGACGACGATCTTCATGCTCTTGCTTCAGCTTTTCTTTCTCTATCTCATCAGCGATCTTGTCTCTATCGACATCATTAGCGCGCTCATACAGCGACGATTGGATCTCAGCTTCAAGAATTCGTGTCTTTCTACGCTCTTCTTCCAGGGCCTTTTCTTTCTCAATCTCAAGCTTCGTAGTCCATTGAGCAAGTTCCTTTTGCTTTTCGATAAGCATCTGCTCTTGCTTGGCTTGTGCTTCTTGCTGTTGAGCAGCCTTCTGTTGAATGCGTTCTTCCAATTCGAGAATAGACTGGTGGATCTCTTCGACACTGGCACCAGTAACGATCTGCTTGAGGATGTTGCTGAATTCGGACACGCTGACGTCCTGAGTGTTTTGTGAGATCTTCTGAAGGATAAGCTGCATGTATTGCATGTCGTTAACTGTATTGCTTAGTACAATACCTGCATCTTCAGGAGCAATAAACTCAGGCTTGATATTTACTATCTCATTAATGCGATCATAGCTCATGAACTGAATGAACGTGCTTTTCTCCTCAGGATTCATCTCAAACCACCGCTTGAAATACATATCCCATTGCTCCAAACACTCTTTGATACAACGTGTCCACAGATAGTCGTGCATATAGAACACGGATTCGGTGGCCAGCGTCGTCTGAATAACGGCACGTTCGTTGTCGGTAACGTTTGAGTGTTCGATGATCTGACCCTCACGAGAGGCAGGCACAAGCGTAGCCAAGCCAAGCTCGTAATCGATCATCTGCATCAGCTGCTGAAGGTTGATAAGCTCTTGAGCATTGCCCAGCTGAAGAGGGATAACAGGGGCACTGCGCGTGGTGGGAACACCGCCAAGAGAAGTGTTTTCACTGTCAAAGTATTCGTTACCTGTCTTGGCAGCAATAATCTCTGCTTTTGTAATTACATCGCTGCTCTCCCCTTCTCCTTCCGGAGTATTGGCGAGTTCATCAGGTATCTGTGCGAGGTCACGTGCAATGCGAGTGCCCTTGTACTTACTAAGCTCTCGGTCAAAAATAGCCTTCAAGGCAAGATACTGTAGCTGCAAGGGCACTGCATTATCCATCAAGCTGAAGTTCTTGCCGCCAATGTTGTTTAGTGCCCCTCCCTTATATGACAAAGTGAAGTTGGTGAAAGGATCTTCAGTATAAATAGGCTGCATGGGGCATTTCCGCTTTTGAATAATCTTGCTCCCATTGATTACTGTCATCTCATATCGCTGAGGGATATATACTATCTCAGCCTTGTACACAATACCATCCTGTTCCCATTGGTAGTAATAATCTTCTTCAAACCACTCGTTCTTGTATTTTATCTTACTTGCATATTCAGGAATTATACTGCTGTCATCGAAAATCTCTGTTACCAATTCATTGTATTCATCGGTATATGAAATAAACACCTGCTCATCATAGGCCTTGAACTCGATGTGCTCTTTCGTAATCACCGAATTCATCAAGGTTGTATTCAAGGCACTGTTATCATAATTGGGATAAGTCGTTCGACCATAGCCACCGCGCGAGGAAAGAAACTTTCTGAACATATCAGAATGAATAAACTTGGTGATATGGTCTTTGCTTAAAGAAGAGTTAGTATTGGCAAGAGAAAGAAGGCATTCTTCCAAATCCTTCTTGGAAAGAACATTGATATACATATCAAGGAACTCACCTACAGTAAGCTCCTCTCTGTATTTCACCCAATCAGCTTTCGAGATATCAAAATAATCGTCATCAAGCTGATAGGTAATATTGAGCGGATTCAGCACTTTGATGAAAGGCTTGCCATCACGCCACTCGTTTTTGAGGTAAAACTCGCCAAATACAAAAGCATCTCTAAATGTCTTTCTTCGCTTCATCATCACATCTTCCGAAGAGATGATATAGCGAAGCATCTTGTTCTTGTACACCTCATATTCTGACATGAACGTTTTCTTGTCCAATGCCAGTGGGGTGAGTTTCTGTCTGTACGACTCAATAAACTGTTTAACTTCTTCAGGAGTCATCCCCTGCATCTGCTGTTGAGACTTGCTAAGGATAAGCTCAAGGTCTCTATCTACCTCTTCCATGATGCGCCTGCGATATTCCTCATCTTTGGCGCGGATAGCCTTGTCGGTGGTAAGTACAATTTTGAATTGCAACCCCCTTCGCATGAGGTCACCCTCAAGTACCATGTACTTGTTGAAGATTTTGTTATAGCTCAACAGCAGGTCATTGGCATACTCAAGGGTCAAGGGGTCGTTGCACATCTGCTGCAACTCGTTGAGGTATGGCTCAATATTCCCCGAGAACAGCTCGTAGTACTTCTCTTTTTGCTCAATATCAGTACGTGTAGTACCACTATTACCTATATATTTGAGCACATCCTCATAAAAGGTACTGTCTTTCCTTTTCTTATATAAAAACTTCATGAAGTATATACTTTTTGATTTCTTCCAAATATTCTTTTATTGGTAAGTACAGGGGCAAGCTTGGACTTCTTGTTTTGCAACCCAAGCTCTTCCAGCTTTTCCATTTGGTTCACTGCTATCGCAATACCCAACATAGCCGATACGGCATCGAAGTTGTCTTTCAAATTGTACTGTATCAGCTGCCGTATGAGAAAGAGACAAGGTATCCTATATAGATTTGGCAACGTCTCTTCAGTGCCATCCTCAAGGATATGTGTCGTTTCTTGAAGTAACCATTCGTTGAGATAGCCTATATATGTGAGCTTGTCGATGCGGTTACCTACCCTGTAACCATACACACTTGGCCCCGAAGCACGGATCTTGGCATCTACCAACGCACCATACCGTATAGCCAATAATTGCTCTTTTCGCCTTGCCTTGTAATATGCTACTACTCGCTCCCCTCTGTTATTCTCAAGCCAAAGCGATCGTGGCGGATTGCCATAATATTCAATCAACAACTCCTGGTTTCTGTGATAATAGTCGATTCCTTCTTTAGGCTTGCCTATATAAGAGGCTACAATTATATTCGTATTGTAGCCTTGAGAAGCATATTTTGGATTCTTGACTATATAAGTCACTGCAAGCGATCCACCCCTATCAATATCATCTTCTACATATGGATCGTATCCAATGAGATTATACATATCTTCAGGGGCATTTCGTATAGGATGCTCATAAATCACGATACATCCATTGGTATCTATATTATTCGGTAAAGGAAAGTCGACTATTGGCTCTACGTTGTTAAGTACCTTATAGCCTACCTTATTGTCGGGACGTTTATATAGCTTTACAGGTGTACCAAGCTTTTTGTATTCTTGCTTAAAGAGCAGTTGACGCTCTCTTTCCATAAGCTCTTCGATAGGGAAGTAGTAGCCTTCATCGTTGAACCACATCTCCCTGACAAAGCATGGGTGGTTCATAAGGAAGTCACGAAGCACCTTCGGATCTTCAGACTTAGCCTTTTTCTTTCTTTCCTTGTTTACCTGTGCTATAGCTTTTTCGTAGTCGGTATTGCCGTTCTCGTCTTTACAATCAAGAAGAGTCATGTAATAAGGCAAGAAGTAACATATCCTGCCATTTTTTCCTTCCTGACTAAACTTGTTTTTAAAAGACATGAAGTTGTAGTCCTGCGGGTTTAGGAACACTTTCTTGGCAGCAACGATAAACTTGATGTTACCCGAAGTACCAATGGCAACCTGTACACCAAATTTGACGCCTGAACGAATCACCGTACCTTCGTTGGCACCCAAGGCTTCGATGAAGTTTTCCATCGAACCAACCTCCTCATATACCACTCGGTTATAACGACCACCTTCAGCGGCGCGGTGGCCACTCTTACCTGCTTTCTGGTTAGAATAAGATACATGAGCAATACTGCTGCCCACACCCTGCATCTCCCACCTACCGTTGTTATAGCGTTTGTACTCTGCCCTGAAAAGATTTTTCTTGTTAGGACAGTCTAATGAACCTGTATAATAGCGATAAAAAGGACAAGGAATATAGCTCTTATTGCCATCTTTGTCGGTATACTCATATATACCAAACCACTTTTTGTATAGTGGATTATCACCTTTTGCTTTTGCGGTAAGTGAAGTGACAACCTTGTTTAACAGTTCAGCAGACTTGGCCGATTCGGACGAACCTACTACTGTATGTCCTGCAAGTCGGTTATTGATGAAAGCCTCATTATAGCGACCTGCACCACCAAAGACAAACATATGCTCTATCCTGGCAGCTTCCCAATAGGACTTACCACCACCACGAGTACCCAATATCATATAGTTCATCAGATCATTCTGATATAGCGGGTATTTGTAAGGCTTCTTATGCCTCCGTAACAGATATTCATATGCGTCTTCGTACTTCTTTAATTTGCCTGTGCTTTTGTCGTTATTGATAAAGCAAGTATCAGGAAGCTTCGATTCGCTAATCTTGCCTTCTCTGTACTCAAGTATCTTTTTGTTGCAGCTTATCTCAAGATCTTCCGCAAAGCCGCTAAACCCATAGGCACAAATATCCATGTAGGCTATCTCCCAAAAATAGTCAAGGAGATAAG